ATAGAGATGCGATCAATTTCTTGTGCTTCTTCAACAGCAGCACGAATCATCTGGTCAACTTCTGTCTTGGTATAGAAATCCCCTAGAATGGGTATGTCGTGTCTATCTGGTGTCATGTTATATCTATCCGTTCACAGTATACCACAAGGTATAGATGTTGTCAATTCATCTCATGAAGGTGCTTTCCTGATGATGCACGTTTTCCATCGTGCTGATCTTTTTCCCGTTCAAGATCCTGGATCTTTTGCAGCATCTGCTGTTTCTTTTCAATGTTCTCCAGTTTCTTTTGTAATTCTTTTACTTCGTCGTTAATAGACATGGGTTCGTTTTTGGTAGAGATCCCCCAACTGAGACCAGCAATCCCTGCCACGATTATAATCAATCGTGCGAATCCAGTGATTGCTAACACCAACATCAATTTTCTGTTCATTATATAGGTGAGTTATCTACTTGTTGTAATGATAACTTGGTTTGTTGGTCTTCTTCGGTAACTTGCCACTACGCACCTTCGTTCCAGATGTTTCTCCAGAAGATGATGGGTGTTTTCCTGCTTTGGACTTTCCTAATGATATGGACTTACCAGGCTTTTTAGATTCTGTATCGTGCAGTTTTGCTGGTTTGTTCTTATCTTTTGTAATAACTGATTCTTGGCCATGCTTCCGTCCTAGTCGTCGCATGACTTTACCAAAGCGACGCTTGGACATCTTATCGGGTTTGGAGGTTTGGTATGATACTTCACGACCTTTTTTACCATCGCCGTACTTGTATTCACCTACACCTTTCTTGTGACCAATGCCTTTCTTTTTGAGATCTTTCTCTAGAGCGCGGCGTTTCTCACGGTTCTTTTTTTCAGAGTCCCCTCTATCAGCAGAAATATTTCCTGTTACTGAGGTCTTTGATTTATGAAGCATACGAGAGGTTGGGTTGCCCTCCATAAACTGAGCAAAGGTCTTACCTTCTTTGTTGAGCTTTCGCTTCTCAATTTTCTTTTTCTGCCAAGAGTCAAGTGCGTCTACTGGACGACCTCCCTTAGCTAGAACTGATGCTTTATGCTTCTTAAATGCATCAGCGGATTTAGCAGCCTTTGCTTTCTTAGCATCAGAAGATGCTTTTTGTTTTGCAACGTTTGCTTTTGATTGACGGTCAATACGTTCAGCAGGAGTTTCCTCCTTAAGATGATCAGTACTCATGTTAACCTCCTACTACTTGGACTTCTTCAACTACAATAGCATTACCTGTTACTACGATCTTAACGCAACGTTTTACTTTTGCTTGACCGCCAGATGCATATGTGTAGTCACCTGATGCTGCTTGTGAATCAATATCAGTTGTTATAGTTGCACCAGTAGTAGCAGTAATTTTCTTACCAACTGTACCAGCACTTAAAAAACCAGCATGTATTGCAGGAGCAGTACCATCATCTATCACAGCGATGAAGTCATCAACTGAGAATGGATGCGTATCTCGCGACATGTTTTCTTGCAGGTTGTTACCTAATGTATAGACTGCTGTAGCAGCATCGGTTCCTTTAACTACTTTCGCAGTACCAGGTTTGCCACCTCTCACCAGTAGAGATTCATTATCTATTAAAGTTATAGCAGGTCCGCCATTAAATGATACCGTAGCATCTCCAGCATTTGCTATGACTCTAAAATAGCCAGTTTGTACAACTTGATATTCAGTAGCACCTGCGGCCACTGCGTTTGTACTTAGAACATTTAGGACTGTCATTGTCGTGTCGTGTTTAATCCTTATTATTTATGTTGTTTTGTTGCTTCAATAATTTTTGAAGTTCAGTAGTGCTACCTACAAACATTGCATTTGTAACATTAGTTGGACCTTTTCTTTCTTCCTTATCAAGTTCTTTCATCTTACCTTGAAGATCAATTAACTTGTCTGCTACATCCCCGACTGACTTAATGAGTTGACCTGCAACCTCATAAGCACGTGGATGATCGCTTGCTCGTGCCACATCAAGTATACCATCTACTGCCTCCTGCCCTTTCATAACTAAGTTATGTAGTTGAGCACGAGAAACTTCATAATCCTGTTGTATCTCAGGATTATCTGTTAGTTTAGTTATTTCCTTCTTTTTCTCAACATGCTTTTGTAACTCAGATGGTTCATTACCAAAGACTTCATTCAACCCATCAAAGGTGCTCATAATTAAATTGCCTCATCTTGACCGCTAGTAGGATTACGTTTCTTACCGTCACCAAAATCCTCCCATGTTTCACCGAATCCAAAATCGTCATCTGCATCAGCAGTAACAGGATCTGGTTGTACAGTGTAACGAACTTCTCTTGGTGCAGTACCAACCTTGGTGCTGGTATAAGAATCTGTAATAACCTTTTTGATTGTAGAAGATTCTGTAACAGGACCGTAGATGTAAGTCTTAGCAGTAAAACTTAAAGTGTAAATGATTGCGCGACGAGTGGCAAAATTGCCCTCATACTCATCATCATAGTCAATATTATTAATAACGACAGGAACATCCTTTGTTTCGTTGAGTCCTGGAACCAACTTGAGGGGTAGGTTATAACTTGGCTGGAAGTAAGGTAAAATTTGTTCCAGAATTTCAAGGCCGTCATCTTGCGTTTTAGAAATAATTGCTAACTCAAATCCTACACTATAAGGAACTGGCATATATGCCACCTTACTCTTATCTGAAGTACTTGTTACCGTTATCTTCTGAGTAGGACTAACCTTTCTTGCAGGGTCATAATCAATACTAGTTATCTCAAATGAGATTCTAGGAAGAGTAATACCTACTCTTTTGTTTGTTGGATCAGGAGTCTGTTCCAAACGTGCTAAAAACTTTTGCTTTGGACCATAAGCAAGAGGTACTTTCATAACCTCACTGCCTTGTTTGATCTCTATATTATTAAACAGAGTACCAAATCCAACAACGGTCTTTCTAAAGACTTCGTGATAGTGATATTTTCCTAGCATTAGATTGTTAAGTCAGTAGTAGAACCGATGGATCCAAATGGATTACCTTCGGAGAAATCAATAATGTCATCGTCAGCTGTCTCAAATGAGTAGTTCTGATCAACTTCACTGTTAGTATTATCTATCGTATTAAAGGATTCAGGACTCCAGAGAGCACCAGATGTTTGACCTTTAATGTTTTCTCCAGTATTAAATGTACCTGTACGATTTATAACCTGAAGCGTTCTAGTACCAGCATCCCAAGATTTAACCTCTGCCTGTGTATCCTTCGGTGAATTGCCAAAGGTAACCGTTGGTGCAGAAGTATATCCAGTACCAGCAGTATTTATGGTAACTCCAGTTACCAATCCACCAGCAGATATTACAGCAGTACCAGCAGCACCAGATCCTCCACCACCACTGAATGTTACAGTAGGAGCAGAAGTATAATACTCACCACCATCAGTAATGGTAATACTGTCAACACCATCACCAGATATAGTAGAAGTTCCAATGGCAGTATTAAGATCCCCAATAACAATTTCACCAACTGTAAAAGCACCAGTCCCACCAGTACCCATGACAAACGCCGTGGAGTTACTAAAGGCGTATTCAATAGCATCAATGTCAGCGATACCAGTATCAAGGTCTTCATTAGAGTACTCAAATATTTCGCATTGCATTTCCCAGACGTATCCTTTACCTAACTGGTAAAATGGTCTTTCTGCTTCTACGAATTTAATTTCAAATAAATGTTTTGTTGTCGGGAACCAAACTAAATCTCCTTCATTGGGTCTACCTTCAACATTTAATGTAACGTTGTTATCAACCTTCTCAGTAAACTTTTCACGGGAAACAATAAAGGTTGTCTTGTCTTCTATTCTAACACCAAATTTAGTTAGGAGTTCTCCTTGTCCTTCCCAACCTTCAACATTATTAACATATGCTCTGATAGGATATGCATTACTAAAGGTACTAGTATCTACCTCATCTAAGATTTGATCTCTTCCAACGTAGGTTCTAGGTAAGTAATAAACATCTTGTCCATACAATTCAATAGACTCCACAACAAGATTCTCCATGAACTTACGTTCCTGTGCAGAACCGTTAATGTTCAATCTACAGGCAGAATTATAATCTGACTGTACACAATCCTTTGCTGGAGTATTGGAATATGACATATTAACCTACAAGATCTAGTGGTGGTATTTCATAACGATCTCTAATCTCTTCTTCCAACTGGACTTTACGAGTAGATGCATCTTCTAAGATCTGACGACCATTGAGTGTTACACCACCTAGCATTTGAATGCCATCATACTTACTTAGGTTACGACCCCACTGTTGCATGAAGATCGCTTCACAATAATCTTTTAACCAGTTGTCATTATAAGAAGAAGTAAAGATTTCAGTATCAGTTCTCATAGTACAGTCAACTAAAATATAGTTACCTACTGTGAGTTCATCCCAACTAAAGTCAAGGTATAATTTATTCTCAACCCTATTGTATCTAATTCTACGATTAGCACGAGAGTTAGTTACCCAATCAAGTGTCTCAAGATATTGAGAAACCATATAATAATGTAGGATTTGAGAGTTCGTGAATGCGTAAATATCATTCAAGAAAATCTGGTACTTAATGTTAAACATGTTACCAGGTACTACGCTACTGCTACTTAAATTAGCATACACCTGATTAATTCCTACCACGCCAGGAGGTAGATCAATACTAAGATTATTCTTCTTCCAGTCAGTTCCAGTTATGTCTGTACTGCCCATTGCAGAAGTCTTAATAGCTTCAGTAACCTCAATCTTAATCAACTGTTTATCAGAACCATCGTAATGATATTCTTGCCAATAGTCAATCGCTTCTTCCACTAGGTCATCCAGCTGCTCATCACATACATTGATGTCAATAGCAGGGTATCCTAATCTACGAAGAGCATAGTTTTTTAACTCAGTTTTAGTGGCAGGTTTTGTAGCAGACATTTTTTATTAAGCGAATGAGGATATAGTCAATGTAGTTACATCGTTAGCAGCAACAGCTTCTCCAACTTTGAAGAATCCATCAACATTATCAACAGTAATTAAACTTGTACCCATAGCAGTGATAACTCCAGTAGTACCAGAGGTTGCACCAGTTACGGTTGCACCAACTTCCATCGTTGTGATATCGGATAGTGCGAAGGTAGCATGAGTATAGGTAGTTGCGATATCAACCGTTGCGTTAGCAAAGATTGTTGCAACATCAATAGTTGAACTATTACCATGAATAGCAGATACAGGTATCGTTGCACTGTTACCATGAATTGCAGAAACTGGAATCGTTGCTGCACTACCATGAATAGCACCCACAGTTAGGGTAGCACTGTTACCGTGGATAGCACCAACAGTAGTTGTTGCATTACCATGAATAGCAGCAACACCAGTAATTGAGTTACCATCTCCAGATCCAGAAATTGTGATCGTGTCAGAAGCAGCATATCCAGTACCATCATTATTAATTGCAATACCAACTACGTGTCCAGATCCATTGGTAGTAACGTCAAGAGTCAATCCAGTACCAGAGTTATTAGTAGTTGTAGCAACACCAGTTATAGTTTGACTAGCAGGGTATCCAGTACCAGCGACCATTATTGAATTAAGAGTCTTAACACCAGATGCATTAGCATTAGTTAATGTGATTGTATCTGATGCAGCATAACCAGAACCATCGTTAACGACAGTCATTCCAGTTACTCCACCAGATCCATTAACAGCAACAGTAACTGTTAATCCAGTACCAGAACCTCCAGAGGTTGTATTAACTGTACCAGCAGAATAACCTGAAGCAGCAGAAACAATAGAACCAAGTGTATTAACACCAGTTGCATTAGCATTGGTGATTGTCAATGTATCACCATTAGAATAATTTATACCATCATTATTAACTGCTACAGCAGTTACTCCACCAGATCCATTAGCTGTAATGTCAACAGTTAAACCAGTACCAGATCCACCCGTTGTAGTTGCAAGTGCAGAACCAGTAGAGTATCCAGAACCAGCAGCAGTAACAGTACCAAGTGTATTAACACCAGATGCGTTAGCGTTAGCAATCGTAATTACTTCAGATGCAGCATATCCTGATCCATCGTTGTTAATTGAAACACCGTCAACAACACCGTTAGTAACAGTAACGTTAACAGTTAGACCAGATCCAGAACCAGATGATGTCGTATTTAGAGCAGTACCTGAACCGTATCCAGTACCACCTGCACTAATTGATCCTAGAGTTTTAACTCCAGATGCATTAGCGTTAGTGATTGTTAAGACTTCAGAGTTAGCATAACCAGAACCATCATCATTGATAGTTACTCCAGTTACAGAACCTGAACCATCAACTGTAATGTCAGCAGTAAATCCTGTACCAGATCCAGATGCAGTTGTTGCAATTGCAGATCCAGCAGCATAACCTGTTCCAGCAGTTGCTATAGAACCAAGAGTTCTAACACCTGTTGCATTGGCATTGACAATAGTGATTGTATCATCTACTGCGTAACCAGTACCAGCAGCGTTAATAGCAGCGTTAGTTACAACACCATTAGATGTTGTGAGGTTTAGAGTTAATCCTGATCCACCACCTCCAGTGGTTGCAATAGCAGTACCGTTTGCGTATCCTGTACCACCAACAAGAGTATCAATAGTAGAAGCACCACCAGCGTTAGCATTAACTATAGTGATCGTCTCTCCGTTTGCATATCCTGTACCAGCAGCATTAACTGAAAGGTTGGTGATGTTACCATTTCCATCAACGGTAGTGTCAAAGGTTAATGCAGATCCACTTCCACCAGTTGTAGAAACGTTAGTACCAGAAGTGAATCCACCAACTCCACCTGATAATGTACCCAAGTTCAAGGTAGAAACACCACCAAGGTTAGGGTTAGTAATTTGTAAACTATCTCCGATTAAGTATCCTGTACCAGCACCATTTACAGCAATGGCAGTTATAGCACCAGCAGCACTTACTGTAGTATCAACTGTCAATCCAGTTCCAGTTCCACCAGATGTGGCAACTGCGGATCCAGCAGTGAATCCACCAAGACCACTAGCAGTAATTGATCCAAGACTTACAACAGTTCCTGGTGTAGGATCTCCAGATAAGTTAAGTGTTAATGTTGTTGCAGTAGCAAGGTTATTCAACATAGCACTAAGTTGTGCATATGCGTTGTCAAGTTTTGCTTGAACTCTTGCTTCTGTATAGTATTGATTAGTTCCTTCAGAAAGGTTAGTTGTAGACTTACTTGATAGATCTAAGTTTGCACCAGTAGCAGCAGCAACTCTTGCATCAGCACGAGTGTTAGTAAAGAATACATTTGTTGAACCTTCAGTAATATTATCTGTGTCTATGTCTGCCTGAGTAACACTAAGAGTACCTGAACTGTGTGTAATACCTGTGCCGTATGTAAAGTGACCTCTAGTTCTAGCAGCAGTGGTAAAGAGATTTGTTGATCCTTCAGTTACATTGTCTGTATTAATATCTGCTTGAGTAGTGCTTAACGTTAAGATGTTACCTGCATCATCGTAGGTAGCAGTAATACCTGTACCACCAGTAATTAGAGCATCAACTCTGTCATCTACACGCTCGTTAGTAAAGTATAAATTAGTTGATCCTTCTGA